AGCTGCAAATAATCCTGACTTAGATCAAAGAGCTTTAATATCTTATGACTATTTTAATCGTGCCTTTGGTTTAAAAGGAGAAACAGAGGAAGAAACAACTCCTCCTACAGATGAAACTCCTACAGATGAAACTCCTACAGATACACCTCCTACGGATGAAGCTCCTGATGAAGAAGTTACTATTCCAGAAGCATATAGCGGAACTTATGAGGATTTTGCAGGGCCAAAACCTGACCTTCTCAGCGTAAGTGGAGCTGCTCCAAATAGTAAACAATTTCAAGATCAGCAAACAGCCATAACTAATTGGATTATGGCTGAAGAAAAATGGAACAACATGACTCCTCAAGAAAGGTTTGATTTCTATAAAGGATCAGCAATAGCAGGAGGTAGGCAACCAGGAGCTGATCCTTCAGAGGGTGTATTAGATAGAATATATAATGAAGAAAGAAGAAAAGAATTTAGAACGGAAAGGCCAGAGGCTTTTGAAACGACTCAAACTTCTTTAGAAGGATCAATATTAGGCGGTAGACAATTATCTGAGATTCAAGATATAGGCGAAAGAACTGTAACTGCTGGTGATATCTCTACTTCATCAGGTACGTTTAAAGGAGCTACTGCCCAAGATCAAATATCAGCTCAGTCTATGCAAGCATACAATCAGGCTGAATCTAATTATTTTGATAAGTATCCTGAAGCTAGACAAGCTATACAGGATGGTACATATAAAAATGTATTTGATTACCATGCTAAAGTAGGTATAGGACAAGGTAATACATTAACCTTTGATACTGCTAAGATTGCTAAAGCTGATTTTGATAGGATAGCTGAATCAACTTCTTCTGAATTACAACAAACTCAAGCAGCTCAAAGAGATGCTGAAGCAGAACAAGCAGCTTTAGCTAGAAAGCAAGTATTTACTCAAGATGTAAGATCTCAAATAGATCCTGTTACAGGTGAAACAATTACTTTATCTGCTACTGCTGATGCTGAAAAACAACAAAGACAAGCTATAACAGATGAAGAAGCTGCTCAAGGTACAGAAGCTATTATTCAAGGATCTGTAGGATATGAAGCTGCAGAACGAAGAGAAATAAAAGGAGAGGCAGCTAAAGGATCAGCAGCTTCTATGTTAGCGGAAGTAGGAGGATTACCTTCTGATATAACAGACGTTATTTTAGATAATCCTGCACAAATAACAGCTCAAGTAGATACTCAACCTGTAGAGGTTCAAGCGGCTATAGCTGCACTACCACAAGAAGCATTGGTATCAGTACAATTAGAAAATCTATTAGCTGGTATAGATGAAGGAACTACTCCTGCATGGGCTAGACCTGCAGTTCAATTAGTAGAATCCAGATTAAGTGCTAGAGGATTAGGTGTTTCTACTGTAGGTAGAGATGCATTATTTAATGCAATTATTCAAACAGCTTTACCTATAGCTCAGAGCAATGCTACTGCTTTACAGCAAAGAGCTAATCAAAACTTATCTAATGAGCAGCAAGCTAATCTACAACAAGCTAATCAAGAGATGCAGTTACGTTTAACTAATGTAGCTAACAGACAAACATCTGAATCTCAATCAGCTCAGTTAGCACAACAGATTAATTTAACTCAAGGTCAGATGACCCAACAGACAGTATTAACTGAAGCTCAACAACAGCAACAAGTAAGATTACAAAGCTTGCAGAATGAACAGCAAGCAGAAATGGCTAATCTGGGTAATGATCAACAAATAGAGCTTGCAAACTTACAGGTTGAAGCTCAAAGATTAGGAGCTAATCAGTCTGCAGTAAATCAAGAAAGATTAGCTGAGATGCAAGTAGCTGCTAGTTTTTTAACAAAGAATCAAGAATTTAAACAGCAAATGGAAATTGCTAATTTATCTAGTGACCAACAGATGCGATTAGCTTTCCTTACTGCTAAGAACCAGGCAGAGTCTCAAAACTTAACATCAGCCCAACAAACTGAATTAGCTAACTTAAATAAGAATCTTGAAGTAAATAAAATTAATGCTGGTCTTGCTCAACAAATGGGATTAACTCAATTAAATGTAGATCAACAAACAGCAATTAGAAACGCTGCTACTGTAGCTAATATAGATTTAGCTAGGTTTAGTGCCGAGCAACAAATAGAACTTGCTAATAGTAAATTTATGCAAACAGCTACATTACAAGATTTAAATAATAATCAACAAACTATTATTAGAGATGCTACTTCATTAGCTGCTATGGATATGCAAGGAGCTGATTTAACTAGTAGAGCCAGTATTGAAAATGCTAGAAACTTTTTACAAAAAGATTTAGCTAATTTAAGTACAGAACAACAGTCTTATCTTTTAGATGCTCAACAAAGACAACAAAGGTTGTTAACTTCATCAGCGGCTGAAAATGCAGCTAGTCAATTTAATGCTACAAGCCAAGCCCAAACAGATCAGTTTATGGCTAGTTTAGGTCAGCAGTTAAATTTACAAAATGCAGCACAAGAAAATGCTATGGAACAGTTTAATGCTACAGAAGCTAATCGTATTGCTGCTATACAAGCAGGTAATGATCTAGATGCTGCTAAACTTTCTGCACAATTAAATAGTCAAATAGATCAGTTTAATACACAAATTGATTTTCAAAGAGATCAATGGAATCAACAAAACTCTCAGGCTGTAGAGCAATCTAATGTTAACTGGAGAAGACAAGTAAATTTAGCGGAAACTGCAACACAAAATGCAGCTAATCAATTACAAGCTCAACAACTATTTGCTTTAAGTCAGCAGGAACAAACTTTTTTATGGCAACAGTTAAGAGATGAAGCTGCTTATTACAGACAACAATATGAAAATGAACAGCAACGTAAGACTACATTGTATGCAACCGCATTAGCTAATGAGTCTGAAGGAGCATCTAAAAACGTAACAGGTAATTTTCAAAGAATTGAAACTTTATTTAATTCATCAATGGGGACAAATGAAGCTAATTTTGGAGCATAGTAATGGGAATAATTAAAAATATATTTAAAGGCATTGGTAAAGTCTTTAAAAAAATTGGTAAAGGTATCAAAAAAGCATTTAAAGCCTTTGGTAAGTTTATGGGCAAGATAGGCTTTGTTGGTCAATTAGCTATGATGTTTTTATTCCCTGCAGGTATAGGCAGTATGTTTCTAAAAGGGTTAGGGAAATTAGGAGCTACTTTAGCTTCTGCAACAGGTAATTCTATATTTTCTGCAGCAGCTAGAGGCATAGGTAATGTTTTAACAAAAGCCAAGAATTTTGTAACTGCAGCTAAATCAGGTTTTAGTAGTATTACTAATGGTATTAAAGAGTTTGGTAAAACAGCTTTAAATAAATTTGGTGAAGCTACAGGGTTGTTTAAGATAGATAGCGCAGCACAAAACTTTTTTGGTGTTAATTCAGCTATGGAAAGAACTGCAGCAGGATTTGGAGAAACAAAGAAGTTATTTAGAGGTCTTAAAGATGGAACCTTTAACTTAGAAGAAGCTATAGATCTAGATAAACTTTCTAACAAAGTAGGAATAAGTGCTAAAGATTTAAAAAGTTTAAATCCTGATATGAAAATAATAAATGGTGTAGTACAACCAATGGAGAGTTTAAATTTAGATTTAGCTGAAGGACTTAAAATTGATTTTGAATATCAAAGCCAAGCTAACATTCAAAATGTTTTAGCAAGAGGGACTTCTCCAGCTTCTATGGGACAATCTGAAGTATTTGCAGCGGATGGTTTTGAAAACTATGTAGATCAACAAAAATCTTATGGCAATGTAACAAAAGGAAATATACAAGGGCCGCAATATGCAGACAATGCTATGAGGATGAGTGGTTCAGAGTATTCAAGACAGGTAAGAGCAGGTCTTCAAGAACAAGGAGTTGAAGCTGTTGTAAATGAAGTTAATCCTCAAACAGTATTAGAGAATACTTCTAAAGCTCCTATCAGTGTCAGTGAAACTGATAAAATTGTAAATCAAGCAATACAAGCTCCTGAAAAAATACTTCCTACAGCAAAAGATAAGAACTGGCTTCAGAAATCTGTTTCAAGAACTGCAGCTCCTTTTGATCCTACCCAAGTTGGATTCATACAAGCAGGTAAAAATGCTATGCAAGTTGCTTCAGAATTTGGAGGGCAAGAAGAAATAGATTATGGGACAAGAAGTTTTGGAATTGTAGATGCTTTCCCTCAATTTGATCCAATGCAAATGCAAGCCACTCCAAGTCAATTTGATTTAGCTTATCAAACACCCATGGGAACACAAAATAATATGTTTGGTATCGGCTCTTTTATGGATTTTACAAGATCTAACCCAGGATTTTATGACCCATTGTTAGGCTTTTATAGTGATCAAGGGCAACAAAGAGCATTGACGTAAGGTTCTAATATGGAAGATAAAGAAAATATAGATTTTTACAGTCGTATGGATAGGCCCATACCTGGAGAAGGATTACTTACTGATCCTGAGTCTCCTTGGCCTTGGGAAAAACCACCTAGATTTACTTCAGTATTACAAGCATCAGAGTTTATTTTTGATGAATTAATTGATGAAGATTTAAATCCAATTATTTTAGATGCTTTAGATGATGAAATACCTGTAATGGATATTACAAGATTTATATTATTTAAAGGATTTACAGAAGGGTTATGGACTCCAGATTTACTACTATTATTAGTAGAACCTACTGCTTATATATTAGTAGCATTAGCTGAAAGAGCTTTAATAGATCCTATAGTTTATAGAGAAGAAGATGATGAAGACATATCAGATGAAGCTCAAGTTTTTACAGACAATAAATCTTTAGATGAATTAAGAAATTACAATAAAGAAAAAGGTATTCCTAAAGGAGCCATAAGTGAAAATATTCAATCAAGAATAGATAAACTTCCTGAAGGGAAAGAAAGTTTGTTAAGTAGACCTGAAACAGAAAAAACAAGTTTGCTTGAAAGGACAGGATAATGGTTGACGGAATAGATGCTTTAGGAAAAAGTCTTTTAGGAAGACAAGATACATTTAGAGAGCAAAGAGAAGACGATCTTAAAAAAGATAGACGTAGGCAAAGAAATAAAAATATTCTTACAGGTCTTTTAAAATTTGCTGATACTGCTGCTAGAGAAAAATATGATGATTGGTTTGGTAATGAAGCCAGTAGAAGTGTTTCTAGAATAATAAAACAACAAAAACAAATGGAAGCTCAACGTGCTTCTTATGAAACTCAGCTTAACGCAAGTGGTAAATCTGCTTTTGATTATGAATTAAGTTTAGTAGAAGGAAGCTTAACTCCTGAACTATTAGGTAAACGTATTGAAGGATTTAGTGATTTTTCTAAGGATGACCAAAATTTATTATTGTATGGAGGAAAAGATTCTTTAGGAGGAAATGTTCCAGGTTTATATAACAAAATAGCTCAACAAAAATTAGATGCTAGAAATGAATGGGCTAAGAACATAAAAGATTTAAAATATGATTCTGTTGATGCTACTCAAGCATGGAAAAAAGTAAACCCTAACAGTAAAAACCTTTTAGGAGGAGCTTTTGATTTCTTTAAAGATAAAATAACTGGATCTCCTGAAGGTAATAAAGATGAGCTAGTAGCTTCTAGATTAAAAGAAATTACTGATAATTTTGAAAAAGCTCGATTATTCCAAGCAACTAAAATGGCTGGATTTAGTACAGAAGATTCTATTAAAGCTGTTAATGATTTAATTAGAAAAGGTACTGAAAAAGGATTATATGAGCGTATTGGTACAGTAATTAAAACAGAATCACAACCTGTTGAAGAGATTTTTACTGATCAAACAGGAAAAGCTTATATAGTAAAAGGTGAAATAGGAGTACAAACTTTACAAAGATCAGATGGAAGCACTTATCAACGTGAAATTAAAGTTGGTACTGGAAAAGACGGAGAAATATCTAGTCAGCTTGTTAATAAACGTAATCCTCCTGTAATAGTACCAATAGACGTAGCAAGTCCTCTTACAGGTGATGTAAGGAAATTCCAAGAGGTTTTTATTCCAGCAAGAGATGGAAGTAAAACAGGCGATAGGCAACTTATTGATATAACACCTGCTGACGTAAAAGAAAGAATTAATCATCCTAGATTTGCAGATGTTGTTCCAGCAGAAAGGACTAAAGGCTATACAACTTTTGGAAATCATTTTAAAAATGTATATATTGATCCATCAGCAGAAGACCTTATTACTAAAGATCTTTTAGCTGTTACAGGTGGAACTGATTCCCAAGTTAATAAAGATTTAAAAGAATGGATAGGTACTAATACAGCTTTAGTTCTTGATAATCTTACTAGAAATTATGATTTAGCAAACTTAGGAGGAGTACCTACTTTTAGTGGGCAACAACAAGAACAAATTGCTGTTCAAATATTAATGTTGGATGCTTCTGTAAAAGCTCAACTTCAAGATATTTCAGGTGTAAGACAAAACTTTAAAGGTTCTGCTAGTGATTATATAGATCCATCTAAAGTTCTTTTTGCTATAGAAGCATTAAGAAGTACAAAGCGATTACAAGTTGAAAAGGGAGGCGATAGGGTTTTAACTGATGCGGAACTTTATAATAGAGTAGCAGCTTCACAACTTATTAGCGGCCCTTCTTTTAATTTTAATCCTCGCACAGATGGTGAAAGTCACTTTGATGCAGGAGAGATAAACGAAATAAAAAGGCTTAAATCATTAATTGATGAAAATAATGAAAAGAATGGAAGGACAAGAGATAGAAACGGAAATATTCTTTCTTTGTTTAATATATCTGTTCAATATATGGATACTCCACAGGGAGAGCAGGAAGCTGAAAGGCTTCTTGAAACAATAGATCCTTCTGTAGTAGAGAGTAAATTCAATCCAAAGAAAATAGCTACTGCTTATCAAATGATGATAGGTGAAAGAGAAGCAGAAAAAGATTTTGGTTTTTCAGAAGAAGAAGCTAGGAAACGTGTTGAAACTGAATCATTTATAGAAAAAGCACAGGTATTAAAAGATACTAAAAATGATACTACAGTAGATGCAGCAGTACAGCTTATAACTACTTTTGATCCTAAGAGTATGTCTTTACAACAAACTCAAATAGATATACTTACAAGTTTCCTTACTGGACGAAATCAAGCTGGATTTGGACGAGATAAACTTCAAAAACAAAAGGACTGGGAAAGAGATTTTGAAAGGGCTACTGGTAGAATTCAAGAAGCAGTTGAATTATCAAAAAAACCAGTTAATCAAGGTAATGAAAAAGCTCAAACCCAACTTGATGAAATAGTACAAAGAGATGAACAAAAAATACAAGGTCTTATTAATCAAGTTAAAGAAGCAATAATTAATACTTCTGATGAAATAACTGGAGATGCAGCTACTGAAAAGTCTCTTTTAGAACAAGAAAAAGCAAAGAAAGCAAGAGTAGAAAAGTTAACAGAAAGTTTGTTAAGTAAAGAAAATAAACCACCTGCAGAAATAGATATTGAAACAGCAGAACCAGACGTTATTGATGCTGATTTATCTTTAAGTAATCAAATTATTAGAGATCCTGATAATAATTCTTTAAAACTTAATATGAATTATATTCAAGATGTAAATAACACAATTAATAGGATTGCTAAAGCTTCTGGAGATGGGCCAAATGAAATTGCTTTAATGCAAGAGACTATTGCTGCAGAAAGTAATTATGGTTATGACCTTACAGATGAAGGCAGGGAATATACTGGATTAGGATCAGTTGTACCTAACAGTAGAGGAATGGGTCAAATAGATGAAATAAGTTGGAAAGAGACTAAAAGGAGGCTTGAGCCAAGTCAACTTAGAAAGTTATCACCTAAGTATCAAAATACTGTAGCTGAATTAGAAAAAGAATTTCAGATTGATCTACAAAATGTTACTTATGATGACTTAAATGATCCTACTATTAATTTAATATTTACAAGATTACATTACTTAAGATTCCCAGAAGCTGTACCAGGAACAGAAAAAGGAAGATCTGTTTACTACAAAGATTTTTATAACACCAATGACCCTAATGCTAAAGCAACTCCAAAGAAATATAGAGATCAAGTTAAATTTTGGAAACGTGCAGGAGCTATTAATTAATGGTTTATATTGTAGGGTATGGACAAGCTTCAACAGGGGGCCGCCCTGAAACAATGAGTGTCACACAGTTTGATGCTGATCCAGAAGTTAAACAGCTATCGGGGATAGTGCATAGATACTTAAATGAAAATTTATTTCCTGGTGCAAAACTTTTAGGAATGAAAGAAACATCTAAAGAGTATTTATCTAAACCTTCTGAATCTCTTAGAGATCAAATGGCATCTGTTAGTACATTAGCCGCTAGAAGGGCTGCAATAGATAAAGCACCTCCAGAAGTAAAAAGAGCTTATGCTAAATTATTAAATCTTTGGGAAAACAATACAGAGATTAGAGGATTTGGTGAAGGATTAGATGCTGCTAAAGATTATGCTTTAGATATTTTTACTTCTCCTGAAACCTTTGTAACTCTAGGGAGTATAGGGCCAACTGCAGGTTCAACTGCCCTTAGAGCAACAGGGATAGGTGCAGCATGGGCTGGTGCAGATGAATATATAAGACAATCTAAAGATGTAGAAATTGATAGACTTGATGAAATATCTACCCCTAGAGTATTAGCAGCTACAGCAGCAGGAGCTTCGCTTGGTTATGGTTTAGGTTATGGAGGACATAAGCTAGGAGAATTTGTATCTAGAAATGCAGATCAAAAATTATTAAATAAAGTAGAAGCAGAAACTTTAGAGTCAAAAACTGCTAAAACAGAAGTCTCTCCTACTAACGATAAAGAAATAAGTAGAGATGATGTAGATGAATTAAGAGATCAGTTTTTTGAAAACCAAGCAGAATTAGAACGTAGAGGAAGAGAGGGAGGAGCTGCTGCTTTAAGAGATCCAGATTTTATAAGAGAGCAGCAAGAATTACCTTTAATTTTTGGAGATGTTACTGGAGACACTACAGAAGAATTAGTGGCTGGTAGACCTTCAAGAACTATTGCAGGGGGTATAGATCCTTTAGTTATAGAAGCTAATAAAAAATTTACTGGTCAAGCAGGTAAGAAAAGTAATCAAGAACTCAGAGATGAAATAAATGCTGTCATGTCTGATGTTGAAGGATTAAATCAAGAACAAATTTCAAATAAATTACTGTTTAATTTAAATCGTTATGCTAATAGATTTGGTAGTAGTTTAATTTTTAAACCTTCATCTATATTAGATCCTTTTACAAAGTTTTCTGATGTAGCAAAAAGCCTACAACAAAAATTTAGATACGATGCACAGAGAGATTTATTTGGCCCTCGAAAAAAAGACAATCAAGACTTTGGAGAAGTATTTAAAGAGATACTAGGGGAAAGCTACGTTACTTTTAAAAGAGCATTAGACCCCATACAAAGAACTACATCAGGACAACTAACAGATCGTGTTAATGATCTTTTAATAGAAGCTCTTAGAAAACCTAGTCTATCAGTTGAATCTGAAAGTTTAGAAGCAAGCAGGAAACAAATAAGAACTTTACTGGATAAGATTGGAGATGAGCTTCTTGAAACAGGAGCTATAAGAAATAAAGTTGAAGTTAATTATGTTCCCAGACAATGGAATAGAAAAGCTATAGAAGATAATAAATCTTTCTTTATGCAAAGATTAGTTGAATCCAAACAAGCTAAAAATTCTAAAGAAGCACAATCCATAATGGATAGCATGTTAGATAAAACTAATCAGTTAGATCAAGGAGGAGGCACAGGAGGTAGTTTTTTCTACAGTAGACCTTTAGACAAAATAACTGACGATACTTTATTTTCTGATTTTTTAAATAATGATGTTAATGCAGTAATGATTAACTATATAGCTCAAGCATCTAAGGCTATAGCTAAAAGAAAAGTATTTGGAGTTAATAACTTAGATGAGTTTACCTCGTTTTACATTGAAGGCATTGATAGGCAAATGCGTAAAGCAGGGAAACAACTTACATTAAGAGATAAAAAGTCTCTTCAAAAAGTTTACAACTATTCTACAGGAGAAAACCTAGAAAGGTTTGAAGGTATTCCAGGGTTTGCTTTAGATTTATATGGCACTATTAATAGACTAGCTTACTTGCCTCTTGCCACTATTTCTAGTTTAACTGAGATAGGAATTAATATTGCTAAAGCTGGGCCTACTACCGCAATTAAAGGTTTTGTAGGGGCATTAAATGATGCTAGAGGTACTATACAAGATAGATCATTAGGAGTTCTTAGAAAACAAGGTTTAACAGAAAGAGAAGCTTGGAGAGAACTACAAGAGTTTGGCATGGATTTAGATCCTGTATTAGTAGACACAGTTGAAAGATTATCAGGTTCTTTAATTCGTAATTCTAAATTACAAAAAGTAAATAATACTTTTTTTAGACTTACTCTATTAGATCAATGGACTAAATTTGTTCAGCTTGCTTCGTATAAAACAGGCAAGCAATTAATTTCTAAAAATCTTAGAGAAATAAACAGATTAAAAAAAGTTGAAGATTCTTCTAGAATTAGAAATATGAAAGATCAACTTAATGAGTTAGGAGTTGATATTGATAAAGGGTTGAAGTGGGTAGAAGGCGGTGAATCTTTAGACGATGCTTTTTATAAAGATGTTAAAAGAGGTGCATCTAGATATACTAATGAAGTAATTCTTATGCCTTCTGCTGAAAGTGGACTTAAACCTTTTTGGACAAGCGATCCTAAAAGTTCTATTTTATTTCAGTTCCTTGGTTATCCTATTGCATTTACTAATACTATTTTAAAAAATGCAGCAAAAGACATAATTAGAAATCCTACACAAAATGCCCCTAAAGCATTAGCAGCAGGATTAATTATGACTGAGATGGCTCGATGGACTAATTGGGCTAGATCTCATGGTCAATCAGAAAAAAATAAAAGCAATCTTGAAATATACTCTGCAGCTATAAGACGATGGGGTGGTAATGGTATTGTTGCAGATATGATGGGGAAAGCTAGAGAGGCCACTAGAGTTTACCAAGATCCTATTGCTGGAGCAGCTAGTGGTCTTGGCCCTGTAGGTAATGACATATATAAAATAATTAAAAGAGGTGATCTTGTAAGAATCTTTGGAGAAAAAATTCCTGGTTATGGAGCATTAGGTTTTGTATCTCCTGAAGCTAAACGTGCTTATACAGAATATTTAAAAGAACAATCTAAAACATTTAGAAAAGGAACTATTAAATTTTTAGGAGCTGAAAATGAACCAGACGCTAAATTAAATTTAGCTGAAGGTGGATTAGCTACAACTGGATCTACTGTAGAGAATGTTTCTAATGTAGCAAAAGAACCTCAAGAAAGAATAAATCCTTATACAGGTGAACCTTATGATGTAACTGCAGGTTCATTCAACCAAGATTTGATTGATAGAAATGATAGATCAGATCCTTTACGAAGATTAGGATTCTCTAAAGGTAGTTTAGTAGCTAGAGAATCTTATGTTTTAGGGGCTATTGTTAAAGGTGCAACTAAAGCAGGGACTAAAGGAATAAAGTTATTTCATGGTGCAGGAAAAGACTTTGATAGTTTTGATTCTAAATTTGCAGAAGAAACAGCTTTTGGAAAAGGGTTTTCATTTACTCCTGAAAAGAAAATAGCTAAGAACTATGCAGCTATGACCCCTAAACAAATAAAAGATTTGTATGGTAAAGAGTATGTAGATGCTGCTTTAGAACGTAAAAAAGATGGAACTCCTATTTTATATGAAGTAAATGCTAAGTTAGATCCTACTGAAATTTTATTAGCTAGGAAAAATCTTTTAGATCAAAATCCTGGTATTCAAGATAAGATTAATAAATTAATAGTAGGCGAAAATATAGATCCTTCAAAGATAGACTTTAATAAACCTAAGTTTTGGAGACAGTTACTTAAAGAATCAAACAAAGATGCTGATGAATTATTCTCAAAGTATGGAATTAAAGCAGCTCTTAAAGATGCTACAGGCTCTGAAATTAAACAGGTAGGTGGTCAGTTAGAATATACAGTATATGATCCTAAAGTTTTAAGTGTTGTAGATAAGCAACGTCTTAAAAAAGCTGAAGGGAGTTCTGTAAGTCAAAGTAGTTTTAAAAACATAGCACATGGGCAAATTGCTAAACTTATAGGATTTAAACCAGAAGACTTACAGTTTGCTATAGATTCTGACAAAAAATATGACCTTCAATCTAGAATTCGTGGAACAGGTGATTCCATTAGACACGTTATGTTAGGTGCTGCTGCGTACTATTCGGATAATCCAAACTTTGCTAAAAAAGCTATAGATCTTAGAGATAAATTTTCTTTTGATGATAGAAGAGGTATACGAAAAGATCTTCTAAATAATCAAATAGGTTTTGATTTAGCTAAAGACTCTGACTCAATGCAAGAAGTTTACGAAAAAGCTTTAGTTTTAGCTGAACAAAAAAAGCTTGGTAAATTTAAATGATGAATAAAGAAAATGTTTTTGAACAATTAAAGATAGATGAAGGTATTAAATATGAATCTTACTTTTGTTCAGAAGGCGTACCTACATTTGGTGTAGGGCATAAAATACTAGAGTCAGATCCTGAATGTCATATGCCTATAGGTACTCCTGTAAGTGAAGATAGAGTGTGGGAAGTCTTTGAAGAAGATCTTGCTATAGCCATTAGTGAATGTGAAGTATTGTTTAGTAGTAATACTTGGAACTCATTTCCTGATGAAGTACAAGAAATCTGCGTTAACATGATGTTTAATCTAGGCAGACCTAGATATAGTAAGTTCTTAAAACACATAGCTGCTTTACAAGATCACAACTGGTCTTTAGCAGGTGCTGAAGCTAGAGATAGTAGATGGCACTCACAAGTAGGAGATAGGGCTGAACGTCTTTGTCTAAGATTAGAAGCTCTATAATGTAGATGTTTGCAGAATTAGCTGCAATCACTAGCGCAATCAGCGCAATCAATCAGACTATTGCAACCTTTAAAGAAGGCAGAGCTAACGCTCAAGATGCTGCTGCACTTTTAGGAAAGTTTGGTACGACTGCTCAAAAGCTAGATGATTGGGAAAGAAAAAAGAAACTTAAACGTCCTTTAACCCCTAAAGAGGCGATGGATCTCTCTATTAAACGTAGAGAAATCAAGACGATAGAGACTAAAATTAAAGACCACCTCATGATGATGGGGATGTCAGATGTTTGGAAAGACGCTGAACGCATACGAAAACAATCAGAAAGAGATCACCTTCAGTATCTAAAAGATATCCATAAAAAACGAAAAGAACGACAACAAAGAATGAAAGAAAGAGCTACTGTTGCTTTTATTATTTTTTCTTTAGGATTTATAGGATGGGCAAGTTGGTTTGTATACGAAGCTATTCAAGAAAGAAGATTAGATTCTGCTAAACAACGTCTAGAACAAGCTAAAGAAAGACAACGTAACCTTAGAAAATGCGGTAGATATAAATGCTAATGGTATTTTTATTAGTAGTAGTTGTAGAAGGAGAAGTTGTATCAGATAATGGGATGTTATTTAAGGATGTATACAGGTGCAATGTATTTGCAAGTGCAATAGAGCAGGGCAAGTGGAGTCCTAATGATAGACCTTACTATCGTCAAAAGAATGTTACAGCGTACTGTGTCCCTAAAAGAGTTTCTAAAAAACAATTCATCTACGAGTAGGAGTGGTTCTATGGGGAAAATTACTGCAGGGCTTGGTATAGCATTAGTTGTTTTATCAGGTTCATTTAAACTCTACTATGATAAGACTGAAGCAGAAAAGGAACAAATGGCTGCACAGTTAAGACAAGCTGCAGACAACCAACTACTATTAGAGAACAGTATTAAAGGTCTTAATGAGCAAGTATTACAGGCTGAAGAAGATAAGAAGATTGCATTCCAAAAGATTAATTTATTACAAGAACAAAACAGACAGTCTCTTGAAGAAGTTAATAACCTTAAAAGTAAATTTGATAAACACAATATGAATATGCTTAGTTTAAGAAAGCCTAAACTCATAGAAAATATTATTAACAAAGGAACTAAAGGGGTCTTGAATGACTTTGAAACTCTTACCACTCCTGTTAGTAGTAGCCAGTAGCGGCTGCAGCTTAATAGGTAACAAGCCATATACACCTGAAGTAAAGGCAGTAGAGGTAGTCACTATCACTAAACCTGCTGCTGTATATCACCCTCCATTGCCTAATAGAATTAATACCAGACCTGTAGAATGGAGAGTATTAACTCCTACTATTATGGATGAGTACCTTACAGACTTAAAAGAAGGTAACGCACCTACTAATGTATACTATGGTGTAAGTCCTGCAGGGTATGAGAATCTGTCTGTTAATATGGCAGAGATTAAAAGATACATTCGTCAGGTGCTTTCTATAGTTAATTACTATAAAGAATTAGATGAGGAAGAAGATGCCAGCAAAGAAGAAGAAGAGTAAGTCTACAGTTAATAAGGCAGGTAATTATACCAAGCCTACTATGCGTAAGAACTTATTCAACAAGATTAAAGCAGGTTCAAAAGGTGGTAAGCCTGGACAATGGAGTGCGAGAAAAGCGCAGTTATTGGCCTCTGAATATAAAAAGAAAGGAGGAGGATATAAATAATGCCTCTTAAAAAATCACAAAAGTCTTTAAAAAACTGGACTAAACAAAAGTGGCGTACTAAATCAGGTAAGCCTAGTGCTAAAACAGGAGAAAGGTATCTTCCTGAGAAAGCTATTAAAGCATTAAGTGATAAAGAGTATGCAGCTACTACCAGAAAGAAGAGAGCAGATACCAAAAAAGGTAAACAGCACTCTTCCCAACCTAAAAGAATAGCTAAGAAGACTAGATCCTACAGGAAAAAAGGATGAGAGAAGAATATAAAAAAGGTGGTAAGTCTAAGCGTGATCCTAGATTAGCTAGGGCAGGTGTTAGTGGGTATAACAAACCTAAAAGAACTCCTAAACATAAAACTAAAAGTCATGTAGTTGTAGCTAAAGTAGGAGACAAGGTAAAGACCATACGCTTTGGACAACAAGGCGTAAGAGGAGCAGGTAAGAACCCTACGTCAGCTAAAGATAAAGCCAGGAAGAAATCTTACTATGCTAGGCACAATGCCCAAGATGCAAAGCCTTCTAAGCTTTCGGCTAGGTATTGGTCACATAAAGTAAAATGGTAGACTTACTATAGTTAATATGGTTATATAGTTATAACTTAGTAGGTTCTCTCTAATCTCTGAGTTTTTTCGTGATGATAGACCAAAAACTTTTAATCACCTTTAAGTTTTCAAGGAACATCTTTCCCCTCAGATGTGGTCACAAAGAGGGGATTTAATGACTACTGTTCTCTATTTAATCTCTTTTAATGCTTGGTATGTATTTGAAACCTTTAAAGGTGACTATCAAATAGATAAGTGCCAGGAATTAAGAACACATATCCAAACTAACTTTGATGTAGAAGCTACCTGCATATCAAGGTGGGATGGTATCTTATTGCAAGACAATAAAATTTATTGACTTAGTTTAGCTAGTAAGTATCCACTCAAAAACCCAAGACAGAATATAATTTCCATTAGTCTTTGTATGCTTCGTTCTTTTCAGTAGTAGGATCATCAGCAATAAACCTACCTTTATCATCTCTAGCTCTTTCTCTTCTAGCTTTAATCTCATCAATACCTTCAGAGACAGTATTTTTTACTTCTTTAACTATAGCAGGTTCAGTAAATATTTTTTTAAGCCAGTTAAATAACGACATATATTTCTCCTTTAAATTAATAAATGTGGTAGTTGATAAGATTGATGGTTAATGAACCTACTTTATAGGCCTGTTGCGCCATACTTCATCTTATCTTTTGCCTCGATGCTACCACTCACCGAACAAGGAGACCATCTAGCCATGTACGAACTAGATATCCCGCAACAGTTCTGTTATTCTTGAGACTAATAAAACCTCTGTCCTTCCTATTAATCTAACGCGGATTGCAAATAGGGCAGGGGTTTTATTTTAAGCCCACACATGAGTCTTTTTGCTTCCACTATATTTAATAGCATGTCCTTCTTTTATTAAAGTCTTACATATATTTTCTTTACTATCGTTCGTAAACATATCAGCTAGTAAACGTCCGTACTTATCTAGCTTGCCACCATTAAGTGATTCCACATAAATTAACTTGCCACACAATTCTTTCATTCTTTTCTTTGCAGCAAGTCCCAATACTTTTTCTGCTTTGTTACGAGTCCTAGACTCTGGTGTGTCTATGCCATTGGCTCTAATTCTAACCTTACGATAAACACCAAAAGATAAATCGAGTAATACATCTACAGTATCCCCATCAACAACACGATCTACTTCAGCTTTGTAAATATATTTTTGTTCTATCTTCATGGGAATCTACCTTCTTTTAACTTAGCTATTAATTTATTTTTAAACCACTGAGATTTATTGAGATCCTCCACACCATTCTTATTAGGATATCTCCATTCATATTTCATAATGCTGCCACGCAGATAGCCAATAAATTCTTCTGGAGTTAACATAGCCTCAATAGCATCTATACACTCAATAGTATCTGTCTTGTAATGACTAGGATTAATTTTATCATCTACTATTGATCCATTAAAAACTTCATGCGCCACTTTAGTCTCCTTCCACTCTTTAGGTTTACCTGCATTATAAGCTCTATCCCATGCTTCAGGTGGTTCATTATCTATACTCATTCCACCTCCAATATTCTTTCAGGATCTTCTTCTAGTTGTGATGTTTCATCTATCCATTCTTTAGGAATACTATGAGAACTAAACCATCTAAACCCATTAGCTTCAGCCCATTCAGAATGAGTACGTTTCGTTCCATCCTTACGTCTTTTAGCTTGAGGCATAGGAGCTGTAGGTTCAGCAAATAAAAAAACTAATTCAGTATTTTCAGGTAAATACTTTTTAATCCAGTTATATTTACTATACTCAGCATGATCCCAGAACCTACCTTTAGCTTCTAATAAGATCTTCTTACCTTCAATATCCCTAATAAAATCAGGGTGGTATTTATGCTCAACAATATAGTCAAGTGTTTCAGTATGAATAGTCCAATCTTTTAAGATAGTAGTATGTAGAAGGTATTCCCAATTAGAGTCATATCCTTCCACACTAGGTCTATCATTAGGTCTAGGTATTCTTTTTTTTCTGTAACCTTTTTTAAAAGCTACACCATTTCCTCTAGTTTTAGATCTAGATTTATTGTCTGTTTTGCTTTCATTAGTCGTTTTAATTTTTTCACCGCCCATTTTTGAGTATAGAAATTAGTCTTTCTTGTAGTGTTATCTACAAAGTAAGGATCTTTTGGTAAGTAATTAGCCAACATAGGATCATTAATATCTGTATCGTTATTAGTGTTTCTTACAATCCAGGCTTTTAATAAATAGTTGGCTGTTCTTCTTAGTTTCTTTGCTCTTTTACCATTCATATAGTTCTTCTACTTTAGGTTCTGATTTAACTGTTGTTAGATATAATGGGCCTTTAGCATAACTAAATACTCTAAGCCCTTTACCATCATTAGAATCTTTATAACAATCTCGTTTAAACTCACAATAAACGCAGTTCTTATTTAATTTCTCATTACCTTTCTTGCCTTCAGGTTCTGTAGGAAAACATTTAT